GCTGTTCTATCTCTACACGCAAACGGTAACTGCCAACGTCAACGCCCTCACGACTTACCCGCTGGCCGCTGATCTTGGCTTTCTGGCCGAGGTGCCCAACCGCATCATCTGTCCCAAGATCACCCTGGGCGCCACGCCGGCCAAGCTGTACCGGGCGCTGGCGGCGTGCGCCGAGAACCTGGGCGACGACACGATGGGCGTCACGCCAGACATGTACCGGATGCAGTACCGCACAAGCGGCATTGACGACAACTCGGGGGCGTGGACGGATGTGCCGCAGACGGGTGACCTGTCGGGCGTGAGCCCGTCCAGCACCATCCAGTTCGCGTTCGTGTTCCGCACGGCGGGCGTCATCATGCTGCCGGCCCGCATCCTGTCGCTGGCCCTGATCTACGAGACGGACGACGCGCTGCCCAGCCAGTACCGGTGGAATTTCGGGGACTTCAACGCCGGAAACGGCACGTTCGGTTGGGTTCAGTCGGCGCTGTTTGGTGGCTCGCCCACCACGCACACGATCAACATTTACCGCTCTGACACGGACGCCCTGGTGTTGACGCAGGCCAGCACCGGCACGACGAATGGCACGTTCGAGTATTGGACGGGCAGCGCCTGGACGGCGGGCCTTGGCAGCAACACCGTGGGCACCCGCAGGCGGTTCGTACCCAGCGGCTCACTGCCGGGTGGCGTTGACCTCTACGCGAAGTTGACGGTGGCGTAACGTGGCACTGCTGGCGGGCGGAGGCTCTGCCCAACTTGTCCGAGACGTAGGTTCGGCGGGTTCGGTCCAGGGCTTCCGGGCCGGCGGCGAACTGGCGGGGGCGCGGCTTTCTGCGGCGCTCCCGTTCCTTGCCAGCCTCCAGGCGCAAGACGGCATTGCCCAACTGGCGCAAGGGACCGCTGGCGTCACCGGCAACCTGGCCGCTACTGAATCCGGCGCCGACACTGCGGCGCTGGCCGGTGTCGTTCTCGTCCAAGGTTCGGTTGCAGCGCAGGAAACCGGCAGCGACACGCTCTCGTGCGAAGGCGTCGTCCGCGTTCAGGGCGATCTTGCGGCGCAGGAAACAGGCGCTGACACCTTCGCCGCCACAGGCACGGTCGGCTCTGTCATTACGGGCACGCTTGCGGCCACGGAGTCTGGGTCCGACACATTCTCAGCAACTGGAAGCCTCGGCCCGTCTGCCGAATACTTCCCCCCAGCCGGCGGCGTCGTCGGAAAGCCGATCCGACCCCAGTTCTATCAGCCGCTGTTTACTGGGCGCCCCAAGAAGCGGCGCCAGCAGGACATCGTGTTCCTCGGCCACTGATCACGCTTTTTCCGCGCAAACTTGTTGTGGCTATAATCTGACCAGAGGACAATGAAACTATGAGCGAAAAGCGGTTCCAACTGCCGCAGCTTACCAGGGCTGTTGCGGCCGACGCCATGAGCGTTGACGCCGAGTCGCGTTCTATTGAGTTCCCGTTCTCCAGTGAGTTGCCGGTGGAGCGCTGGTTTGGCGACGAGGTACTGTCGCACAAGTCTGGCGCCGCGGACCTCACGCGCCTCAATGACGGCGCCCCGCTGTTGTTCAATCACAACATGGACGAGATCATCGGCGTGGTCGAGCGCGCCTGGATCGGTGACGACAAGCGCGGCCACGCCAAGGTGCGGTTTGCCAAGACCGCCCGCGCTGATGAGGTGCTTTCCATGGTGCAGGACGGAATCCTGCGCAACGTGTCCTTCGGCTATCGCATCAACGAGATGTCCGAGGCCAAGAAGGACAAGAAGTCTGTGTACACGGCCCTTCGGTGGGAGCCGTTCGAAGTGTCTATGGTGACGGTTCCCGCCGATCACACCGTTGGTGTGGGCAGGGCCGAGGCCAAAGACGAGCGCGATGTCATCGTGCATCGCATGTCTGAGGAATCCGCACAGCCTGCGGAGCAACCCATCGAGGAAACTATGTCAGAGCAATCCCCTGTCGATGTGCAGGTGGTCGCCACGCAGGCTGCAGAAGCCGAGCGCGCGCGCATCGCCGCCATCAGCGCCCTTGGTCAGCGCTTCAACAACGCCGACCTGTCTCACAAACTCATCGCTGACGGCGCACACCTGGATGCCGCCCGCGCCGCTTTCCTGGAGGATATCAAAGTGGAACAGAAGCCCCTGACCGGCAAGGAAGCCGATGTTGGACTGTCCGACAAGGAAGTCCGTCAGTTCTCGGTGCTGCGCGCCTTGAACGCCCTGGCGAACCCGACCGACAAGGCCGCGTGGGAAGCCGCAGCTTTCGAGCGCGAGGTATCCGAGGCTGGCGCCAAGGCTGCTGGCAAGGCCGCCCGTGGCATCTTCGTGCCGAACGAAATCCTGCGCGCCAAGCGTGATCTGAACGTCGGCACCGCCACGGCTGGCGGCAACGTGGTTGCCACCGACCTGATGGCCTCCAGCTTCATCGAACTGCTGCGCAACCGCGCTGTGGTGATGCGCGCTGGTGCCACCATGATGTCGGGCCTGCAGGGCAACGTGGCGATCCCCAAGCAGACTGGTGCTGCGACGGCGTACTGGGTGGCTGAGTCTGGCGCCCCGGACGAGAGCCAGCAGACCATCGGCCAGGTCACGATGACCCCCAAGACGGTCGGCGCCTACACCGACTTCTCCCGCCGGTTGATCCTCCAGTCGTCCATCGACGTGGAGAACATGGTTCGCCGCGACCTGGCCTCCGTCATCGCCCTGGCGATTGACACGGCTGCGCTGTACGGCACGGCCGCGAGCAACCAGCCGCGCGGTCTGAAGAACCAGTCTGGCATCAACACCCGCGACTTTGCCGCCACCAACCCCACGTTCGCTGAACTGGTCGGCATGGAAACCGAGGTGGCGACGGACAACGCCGACATCGGCACGATGCGCTACCTGATGAACCCGGCACAGGTTGGGGCTGCCAAGACCACGCCGAAGTTCGGTTCCGGCACCGAAGCCACCATCTGGGAGCCTGGCAACACGATCAACGGCTATGGCGTCGAGCGCAGCAACCAGGTCGTGGCCGGTGACGTGTTCTTCGGCAACTTCGCTGACCTGCTGATCGGCTTCTGGTCGGGCCTCGACCTCACGGTTGACCCCTACGCTGGCGCCACCAGCGGCACGGTGCGCGTGATCGCCCTGCAGGACTGCGACATTGCCGTGCGCAATGCCGTGAGCTTCTGCTACGGCGATGCAGACATCGCCTAAGCAGCGCAAGTGAGGAACGGGCCGGCTTAAACTCCCGGCCCGTTTTTACATCATGCAGGTACTTGTTCTCAGAACCACCGTCGCAGACGGACGCTTCGTCCGGGCCGGCCAGGTGTACGACCTGAGCGAAGCGGACGCGCGTACGCTGCTGCAGCTTGGCAAGGCTCGGCCTGCCGACGCTGTGGAGGCCCAAGAGGCACCCCCCATGACCACGGACTCCGTGCCGGTGGTCGATGTTGAACTGAAGAAACCGCGAGGTCGCAGGAAATGAGCAATTACATGGCCAACTTCGGTGACGTGCCCGTCGTCGCCTCCGTGGTGCCTGTCGCCACCTTCACCGCTGACGCCAACGGCAATGCCGTGGACATGTTTGAATACACGGGCGAAGCCGCCGTCATCATGCAGTCGTCTGCTGGCACCGGCAGCATGACGCTGAACGTGAAGCTGCAGGAGGCCGACGCCACCGGAGGCCCCTGGACGGACATCACTGGCGCGGCATTCGCCCAGGTGACGCTGACGGCCAGCACCCAGAAAATCTCGATCAACACGAACGAGTGCAAGCGGTACATCCGCGGCGTGGTGGACGTTGGTGGCGCAGGCCCGTCGTTCATCGTCGGCGTGTCGGTCTTGGGCATCCAGGGCTAATCCGTGCCCCTGGTCGAGAATCTCGACGGCTTTCTGGCTGACTTCGGCGTCACCGTCACCAATGGGGTGACAGCGACGACCGGAGTGCTGGATATGCCGTCCGAGATCATCGCCGGGGGCATGATCATCACGACTGACTACACGCTGACTATCAAGGCCAGCGTGTACCCGAACCTCAAGTACCAGGACAGTCTGACCGTGGCTGGCGTTGCATACACAGTCCGCGAGGTGCGCCTGCTCGATGACGGCGCCCTCGCCACGGTCTACCTGCAGAAGACGTGAGCGCGCGCGAAACCATCCTGGCCCGCATCGTGTCGGCACTGGCTGGCACCACAGGCGTCAGCACGCGCATCTATCGCAGCCGGGTTGAACCACTGGCGCGCAACGAGGCCCCTGCCCTGGTGGTCGAGCCCATCAGCGACAGCGCCACGCAGGACACGCTCGGGACGCTGCAGTGGCAGATGACGGTGCGGGTGGCGATCATCGTGCGCGGCAACGTGCCGGATCAACTGGCCGACCCCATCATCATGGACGTTCACGCGAAACTGATGGGCGATGCCACGCTGGGCGGCTACGTCATCGACATGCTGCCGACCACGGTGTCGTTTGAGAACCTGGAGGCTGACCAGCCCGCTGGCGTGGTGTCGGCGGAATTCTTGGTGACCTACCGCACCGCCTTGAACTCTCTCAGTTAAAATCGAGCCAACCAAGCGAGGTTTGCCATGCCCCTTCTCTCACGCAAGCGCACCATTCTGGCGAAGACCGAGGTCACCTACGGGACCGACTCGGTGCCCACTGGTACCGCCAACGCCATCCTGGTCCGCAACCTCAACATCACGCCGCTGAACGCCGAGCTGGTGTCGCGCGACCTGATCCGCCCGTACCTCGGCGCCAGCGAACAGGTGCTGGCATCCAGCTACGTGACAGTGGATTTCGAGGTTGAGATGGCTGGTTCTGGCACGGCTGGCACGGCTCCCGGCTACGGCCCACTGCTGCTGGCCTGCGGCATGTCTGCAGCCATCTCTGCTGGCGTGTCGGTCACCTACACCCCGATCTCATCGTCCACGCCTCCCAGCGTGACGCTCTACTACAACATCGACGGCGTGCTGCACCGCATCACGGGCTCCCGCGGTACGGTTGAGTTGCAGATTCAAGTGGGCCAGATTCCGGTGTTCCGGTTCACGTTCACGGGCCTTTACAACGCCCCGGCCGACACCGCCGCTCCTGCTGTCACCTACACCGCATTCCAGACTCCTTTGGCGGCCAACGGTGACAACACCTCGGCGTTCAGCCTGTACAGCTACTCTGGCGCCCTGCAGTCGCTGTCGCTGAACATCAACAACACGATCAACTACCGTACGCTCATCGGCGCAGAAGACGTGCAGATGACCGACCGCCAAGTCAACGGCACGGCTGTGTTTGAGGCGCCCACCATCACGCAGAAGGACTACTTCTCGCTGGCGCTCGGCAGCGCGCTGGGCAACTTGGCGATCACGCACGGCACGGCCGCCGGAAACCGCGTCGAGATCACCTCCACCCGCGCCAAGGTGGTCAACCCGACCTACCAGGACTTGAATGGCATCCACATGCTGCAGGTGCCGTTCAACTTGATCCCCAGCACGGCTGGCAACGACGAGTTCAGCATCATTGTCAGGTAAGATTCGCAGCGCCACTTAGCCCGCCCTTGTGGCGGGTTTCTTTTTGGAGACGACATGTTCAAGATCACCCAAGACCCCACCTACACCTGGCCCGTCAGCATCGAGTTCCCGACAGATGGCGGCAAGGTCGAGAAGGCTACCTTCGACGCCGAGTTCAAGCGCCTGACGCAGAGCCGCGTGGATGAAATCCGCCAGGCTGTCGAGCGCAACGACATGCGCGACATTGACCTCGCGCGCGAGGCGCTGGTGGGCTGGTCAGGCATCGTGGACAACGGCGGGCCTGTGCCCTACTCCGAGTCGGCCCGCGACCAGTTGCTGGAAATCCCAATGGTTGCCACGTCCATCGTGGTGGCGCTGCTCAACAGCTTGGCAGGCGCACGCAGAAAAAACTGACTGACGCCGCTCGCCACTGGGCGCAGGGCGGCGTGCAAGACGACAGCGCGGCAGACCTTGCCGCCTTCGGTGCGCCCGCAGAGATGATTGAG